CTAAGTCACTAAAGACAGTATCTGTTCCTATTTCAAACTTTTGTAGATTAGATGTAATACTAGAAGCAATAATATTGTTACCAAAAATAGTAAACTGCCAGTTGTCAGAAGAACCTAAACTATATCCACCAGATTTAGAAACATCATCCCAAGTAGCACCATCTAACATATAGAGTTTACCTATATCTCCTGCAACAATTTTGATTGCATCAGTAGTAGAACGAGCAGCAAATAATCCTCTAGCTCTGTTGTCAATAGCGTCAGTAAATGTTTCAATAGTCGGTAAGGGCTTATATCCTCTTGCATAAGGAATACAGTTATTTGCAGTTAATAATCCTGGATTTTTAAAAGCAGGTTGATCGACTAATAGTTCTTCAAATTTAATAGTAGGCATTGTGTATCTCTGTTATTGTTTCACTTGTTGATGTTAATTGTGTCCATGTTTCACTAGCATCCGAAGTTAAAGGAGTATAACTTTCACTAGCAATCGATGTATTAACATTCCAATTATATCCTTCTTTTTGTCCAGTCATTGATCCTGTTATTACAGCAGTTACGGAAGAGTTTGATAATCTTTGTCTAATTGATGTAAGTACTGTTGTCGCAAAACTTAAAACAACTGATGCTCCTATTCTAAAACGAATAGCAGTGGCAGTTGCCGAAGCAATCGTATTAATAGATGCGTCAGCTAATCTTTGTCGAATTGCATCTAAAGAAGAACTAGCAGCAGAACTAATAGAAGCCGTTGCTAATCTCAAACGAATAGCTGTTGCACTAACAATAGAAGCAATAGCAGAGATGGTAGCATCTGCTAAACGAACTCTAATAGCACTAGCACTTGTAGAAGCACTTGATGTAGAACTAGCACTAACATCAAAAATTGTAGCGGTTTGCCAAACAGAACTATCAAAAGAAAAAGGAATATCCTCAATGGATGTATATCCAAAGAGTGTATCTATCTCTTCAAGAGTAAATGGCCCTGTTTGATCTGCCATTTTATGCTACAGATATAGACAGATTGCCTGATGAAATTTTAAATACGTCTCCTGCCGCTATAGTTTTTGAAGCTGTTAAAGCACCATGAAAAAGTAAGTTACCTGCTGTTGAGGCATCAAAGATTCCAAAGTGTGTTACAGTTCCAAAACCACCTCCTGTTGCTTGACTAAATTCAATATCAGCACTGTTTGAAGTAGAACCACTAGAAGAAGCACTAAAAGCAACAGTTTGTCTTGCGTAGTTAGTACCACTAGTCGAGACTTCTGTACCACTTCCATCGTCAGTGGGATCTGATGTAAATAAAGCCAAATAAACATTAGCGGGAGAAGAAGTAGAGCTTGTTCCTAAAAAATGATCTAGGATTTTATTTTCTAAATAATCACTTGCTGCTGACATTGTTTGTTCTCCTTATGGGTTTGCTGAGTCTGTTCTCATAGCAAAAGCAGTACGCCCAGAATATCTGCCTTGCTCGTCATCTCGGATGACTAATTGGACTGCCTCATTATATAGACTAATCCATGTAGTTAGTCTTTCATCATTCATTATATAGGGTTGTGCTTCCACTAACGCACCATATAAATAAACTTGAGGGTAATTGGTTAATAAAAAATTAGTAATATTAGCATCAGAGAGTGCAGGTATCTTTCCAAAGTAAGTTAATTTCAAAGTATAGACAGTATCAGGAATAGGATTTAATTTAAACTCACTACCCATAATAGTATATTGTTGAGGTTTACCACTAGCTTCTCGTAAATTATCTAATTCAATTTCTGTAGGATTAACATAAGTTAAAACAGTATTAGGATCACTATCCACATAGAATTGTACTGTCTCTAAAAAGTCACTAGGTAAATCTACAAACGCATCGGCAGCAGTCGTATCAGTCGATACTCTTTTTTGCATTGCCCGTAGTCTTAATACTCGATTTAACTTAGACTCTGTTAAAGTAATAAAATCTTTAATAGGAGCAGTTAAGTCTGTTCTATTAAGATAGTTTGCAATACTTGTTTGCAGTTCACTGTAAGATGTTAATGCCATTAGATTTTCTTATCTGTTACCTTTAAATATTTATTGTCTGGATCATTTAAGAAACGGGCAAAAGCTATACGATCTTGGACTTTGCCTGTCTTAGAGATAATCCCTGTTTTTTGCATATTATAAAATACTGTTAAAGGAATACTCGCAACATACTTAAAATCTTTATTTTTATTAATGTCGTGTTTTTGTAATTCCTTATTACGTTCTATAATAGGTTGTGCATCAATTTTATCCTCGATGTAATATTTATCAGCAGCTTCATCAATATAGAAGTTGGTTTCAATCACATCACCAGGATTCGATAGTTTTAATTTTTTAGCCATTGATTGCTTTGTTAATCATATCTTGGATAGCATCTTTTTGATTGCCTTTAGTTTTCATCATCTTGTTAGCTTTAGGCATATCTCTTTTGCTAATCTTGGCTTTACCGCCAGAATGAGGGCCATCTTGCATTACCATAGATTTCTTAGAACCTTTTTTGTAAGATGCTCCTTTATCAAATACTTTCATAATTACTCCTTTGTTGTTTAGTAGGGTGGGGGAAAATCCCCCTACCCTTGATTATACTATATCACTTATGAAGTTGTACAGTCAGCTACAACACCAGAAGAGTCACCATTTCTAGCAACAAGAGTGTACTCAGCTAAGAGTAATCTCTTATCGTTATCACCAGCAGATGCTAGTTCTTTGGTCTGGAAAGGGCGAAGGAAAGCACACTCGAACATGTCGGATTGCAATACAAACGCATCTCTTTCTCTTTGGAATCGGTTAGGCACTACGCTTAACTCACCAAAGTCTGATACATAAATATCAGCAGTAGCAACAATAGTTCTATCTTCTACATTCTTGTACTTAGTAGCACTTCCTGTGAAGCCAGAGAACTTCTGCTTGTTGAATGGGCCAACCATAATCATATCTGGATCGCCACCATCTTGGTAACATTCTAGGATAACTGCTTTTAAGTTATCTTCTGAGAAAGCAACAAGTGTATCAGCATCAGTAGCAGTATCAGAACCATCACCAGTTGGATCAGCACCCGCTGTTGATGAACCTGCAGAACGTACTGCGTTAGTTAACCATGTAGGTAAACCAGCAAGAGTTCTTGCAGTAGAAGCATTACCAGCAGATGCAGCTTGGTTGTTAGTTAAGACTTTTTCCATGTCTCTCTTTAACTCTTTACCCATCTTTGCTAATTGGTAAGCTAGTTCGTCATTTCTACCTGCTGAGTTAACAGCACTGTTTGTTCCAGATACAACAACTGTCTTTCTTGAGATCTGACAGTAGTTTTGTACTCTAGTTGTAGCAGCTCTTGAATCAAAAGAGCCAACATCATCACCCTCAACTTGAGAGTTTAATGCAGCAGCAGCTAATGAATCTTTCTGCCATTCGTGTTTTACTTGATCCGCAGTTCCTTTAGCAATGTTAGTCATAAAAGGAGTTTCTGTTGGAGAAATTGAATAAATTACATCCTCGAGATCTTCTCTTATACCAACTCTGTTGTGTGCGGACACTGTATTTGTAGGTACAGCCATCGTTTTTTCCTTTCGTTAGTTGTTTATAAGAATTGCTTTAAAACATTTGCAGCGTCTCTCATGGAGCCTGTTTGTTTTAAGCGAGATTTTAACGACTTGGCTTGTTGACTGTCTTTGTTGATTGTTTTCTGTGTACCACTTCGAACCATCTTAGGAACAGGTTTAGATTGTTTTGCAGAGATTCTTGAGTTCATCATCTTATCATAAAGCATCGCTTTCTTGGCAATCACGAATGATCGATGATCTACCATCATGTTCAACTCTTGATCTGAGTAGCCTTCTTTTTTAAGATAACTTGTCATATCTTTACGCAAACCTTCACCTTTAACAGGATCAACGTAGTCTGGTTCTTTAGAAGCAAGAAGTTGTTTTTGTTCTTCTAAGTATTTATTAAATATCTTAGTTTGTTGTTCTTGTTGCTCTTGAACAGCTCGTTGACGTTCTGCCTTAATGGTCTCTAGTGCTTTAGATTTATTCTCAACTTCAATCTTCTTACGATGATATTCATCAGGATCGTTTTCATATAACTTTGCCCAATCAATATTCGTATCAGGTTGCATTGAGTTTTCAATCTCACTTAGACGAGTCGCATAGTCTTGTCGTAGTTTTGCCACCATATCAGACTCGGACTTAGCTTTGTTGACTTCCTCTTGTAAGAGTCGTCTTTCATCTGCTAATTCCATTGTCTTTCTACGATAGTCTGAATCTCGTTGATAACCAGACATGAGTTCATCGAGGGTAACGTTAACAGGTTTGCCGTTTACTTTTATCTCGTAAGTAGCTTCCTCTTCTTGTGCCTCTTCACTATAGTCCTCAGTTTGATCTTCGGATTGACTTTGTTCTTCAACTTCCGCAGTTTCTACTTCACTCTCGTTAGCCTCGTAAGGCTCGTCTTGTGTTGCTTCGACTGGTTCTGTTGTCTGCTGTTGGCTCTCATCAGTGGCGTTTAATAAGTTAGCAAATGCAGATTGTGCTTGATCTACAGTATTGTAGATAGGCTTAGATTCCCTATTGGGATTATCTATCATGGTATATTACCTTTCTTTTATGATTATTATTTGAGTTGTTGGGAAGCTAGTTTTCCAGTTTCAATTTCTGAAATTAACATTGCTTCTAACTCAGTATGTGCCTTCAACATGAGGAAAAGTTTTTCACGACCTTCAACGTCTCTCAGGGGTGAATTTTCCCATTCATGTAGAAGTTTATTCCTAATTGCTTTTAAGGAATCTTGTAATAGAGGATCTTCTAAAAGTTCTTTAGCTCGTTGTCCTCTAGAAACTTGTTTTTGTAAATCCAATTATCGACCTCTTGTAGCTAAACTCGTTCCAAGTTTGCTAGCAGCTTGTGCTGCTCTACTTCTTGCAGGTGTAGAATAATTCCTACCTGGAGCACCAGATGCACCAGTTCCAGCTTTAGGAACAGAAGCACTAACTCTATCTTGTACAGCTTTTTGTGCAGCAGCTTGTTGGGCTGCGGCAGCAGCAAGTTCTGCTTGTCTTTGTTTCTCTAATTCAGCAGCGAGTGCTTGTTGTTGTTTAATTTTTTCTAATTGAGCAGCTTCCTCTGCTTTTCGTTGAATATCTAATTGTCTTAGACGTTCTGTTTCAGCAGCTTGTTGAGCAATTAATGCTTGTTGTTCTTGTTGAAGTCTCATTGTAGAATCTAAAGCTCCTGGAATTTGTACGAGAGGTGCTAATGGTTGTATATCAATAGGAACAACAGGTGCAGTTGGGCCAAATTCTCTAACAGTACTCGAAGCAGATCCACCTGTAGTAATAGTAGGTTCTTGTGGGAATAAATTTGAAATAATAGATCCTAATAATCCACCACTACCAAGATAGTTCATTGCAGCATCAGCAACATTCCCAAACATACTACCAAATCCACCAGCTATATCTCCAGCTAATTGACTTAATGTAGGTGACTTAGCCACTATTCTAATAACATTACCTTGTTCATCAGTTTTAAACTGAATACCTCTTCCATAAGAAGAGGCTTTGTCATATTCTGCTTTCATTTCAGGAGATAGGCTTTGATAAAAAGTACCCATCTTTTGTTGAGTTGGTTCTAATTCTCTAAAACCTTCAATAATACCATCTGTAATTTTAGGGCCTGTATAAGGTTCTTTATCTCTACCAGAATCTTGTTGAAACATTGTATCGGGTTGACATACACCATCGACTAATTGATATCCAGGTGGACAAGGATCAATCGGTGTCTCAGGTGAAGCAGGGGGAGTTTCTTGAGAAGTATCTAATTGAGGTAATGGAAATCTTGCACCAGCAGGTAACTTACCAGCAGCAATTTGTTGTGTACGAATATCATAAATGGGATTGTAGTACGGACTAGGTGAATAGTCTATTGCTTGATAAGGTGCATTGTATTCACCACTCTTATAAGCATTAATAATTGCTTGGTATCTAGGATCGTTTCCTATCAT